GTAATAAGATTTGATGATCCAGAATCAGCACTCCAATTTGATTGAGATACTCCTCTTACAGTCTCACCAACTTGGAATGTACCGTCAATCATATTGATTTCAATTAATTTTGGTACACAATATTCAGCAACACTTTGAGCATCGAAGAAAGGATATACTCTTGTTATTGGTTTTAATGATTTTGCAGTAAATTCAATATTTCTAGATCTCATAAACGGAACTATGCTTCTGCTTATAGTCCTATCACCTTGAGATTCACGATCAAACTGCTCTCTAACCTCCATTCTTGCTCCTGTTCTCCTCATCGTACCAGTTTGCTCAGTAACCTGACGAGCTCTACTTCTTGCCGATACAACTCTCGTCCTACCAAACCAATTAGTTTGCCTATCTCCATTCCAATCAGTTTCTCTGAAAGTTCTTGAACTACCTGTCCAGAAGGTTTGCCAAGAATTCCATACAGTTTGACCAAATCCATTCTGAGGATCAAATCCTCTAGTTCTAGATAGTTCTGCTACTGTTTCAGCAAAATTACCTTCTCTATTAATAATACGAGCATCTAATCTAGTTTGATCAATCCATGTATCAGATTCGGGACTTAAAGATACATCAGCAACCCAATAAGCTACAACATAAGGAGTTACACTTTCAGTTCTAGTTCCAAAAGTTTGTTTAACCCATTCAATCTCAGAATAATCTAGAGTAATAATACCGTTATCTTTTCTTATATTAATACCTTCAGGAGTTTCAAAATTCTCATCAACATCAAGTAACATTCCTCCTTCTACAGGACCAGTCATTAGGTCTATAGAAGTTGTATAGTGTGATGGTCTTAATTCTCCATTTTCTGGATCTATACTATTCTTAACTCCCTCACTAAGTTCTTGTGCAAGGAATGATGAGAAATTATCAACAAAGAAACCAGATTTAAATCTATTCAATCCATCTCCATCAGAAACAAACATATTAGAAGTATTGCTTTCCAATAAGGTCAATGCAGTATAATACTCCAAATTCCTAATTCTATTTGCAAGATTATGGATATCTTTCATTTGATATCTCTTATACTCTAAGAAATTAATAGAAGCATCAGAAACATCATACAAATATGGTGGAAGATTGATAGTTGCCAATTCTATAGCATCATCAACTGGAAGTGGTAAACCTGGTTTATCTGCTGGTGTTCCATATACTACTTGGAAAACACCTTCTTTATTAGCAAAAATCCTATCTATTCTTCCTTGATAGTATGAATAAGTGGTTAAAATAGATCCATCTGATTGGAGCATAGCACCAGCAGAATTACCAGCACCATTAAATGTTCTACCATCAAATTCAAGAGGAGAACGAGTACTTGCAGCAACTGTATAATCAGAAACTCTAGGTCTTATATCAATAATATCACTATTTCTAATTCCGTTAACAGATTGAATTTCATCTGTATAATTGAAATTCTTATATGATTCTATAGTAGTTACATCACCAGTATCATTAGAATCATAATAACCATTCATAAAGTAAACTTTTAACTTATGAATTGGTGCATCTATACCTGCATTTCTAGTAAGGAATCCGTAATTATAGAAACTTCCTTCTTGTCCATTATTAAAAGTAAATTCATTAGAAATATTATAACTAGTAGATTCTAAAGTAGTTACATTACCTTGTACTAATGATTCTTTTGCTGCTACAGTTTCTCCTTCTATGAAAACCTTTTCATTTTCATAAATGAAACTGATCTGACTTGCTGTTACTTTTTCAGCAACAATAGCAATAGCTCCACTAGTTTGTCCTACTATTTGCTCACCAACTATAAACTCTTCTGTTGTTGTAGAAGCACTTGTAATAGAAGATAAAACAGCAGTTGGTGCAGAAGCATCACCTGTAGTAGATGATTCAAATACACCATGAATTTTAATAATATCAGGAGTATTCAAAGATATAACATCATCCTGAACTCTAGTTCCCCAAGGATAATTTCCATATTCCAATCCATCATTTAAAGTAGTTGAACCAATACCAGAAGTATTAATACCAGAACCACCAATTGTTGACTTGGTAACAACAATAGAATTAACCCTATTTTTAATTTTTTCTTTTGAAGTAGGTTTAAGTTTAGTTATTGCTGTAAGTAATGTAGCATCTTGATCATTAGAACCTAATCCATAAATCTGTAATTGTGTTCCACCAGTAAATACAAACTGATTAGTAGTTAAAGATTCTGTAGTACCATCAGACCTTATAAGAATATATCTTTCCTCATCAAATGGTAAGAATGTCTCATTAGTTCCTGTAGTAGGAATTGTATTTGATTTTAATTGACCATTTTCTATATCAACAACAAATTTCTTTCTTATTGTTATACTTCCCTTTGTATTATCAACTGTTGCAATATTTAGTTTAGGAAGTTCAGTGTAAAGAGTATCATCAGAAGATGCATCTAACTCAGTAGTTAAAACTTCTAAATCAGTAACTTGTAAGGATGAAGTTGGTAAATTGCCATTAACTACTCCATTTACATCTGCAACTCCTATTATTGTAGCAGTATTAGTTCCAACTGCAGTAACTATACCATAAGTTGGATCATCTGATTGAGCAGTATTACTAAATTTAACTAAATTCGGTACTGTTAAATTAGTACCTGGGAATAGTTCATTTGTACTTGTAATAGTACTAAAACCGCTTGAAGCAGCACTAATACTAGCAATACCAATAAAAGATCCAACTGACTGCATTACATCAGCAGAGAATGTATTTCCTCCACCAACTCTACCAAATACAGATTTTACATCACTAATACTTTTAACATCAACTGCAGTAATTACTCTTGATACAGAAGTTCCGTCTTGGTTTTTACCTGGAAAGAGAAGTGGTTCTTCTACAATAAACTCACCATTAACTCCATAAAGTGTTAAGGCAATTGAATTAGAAATTGCATTTCTAAGGAAACCAGTTGCACCACTCTTAATACCTTTAACATATGCTGGTGTTGATAAAGTAATAGCCTCATTCAATGTTAAACCAACATAGGTTTCAACATCATATAAAGAAATATCCCACTGATTTACATTAGCATTTGCAGCATCATAAGAACCAGATTCTAAATTATAATCATATACTCTTGCTACTCCAATTTCTGATCCTGGAATTGTTTCTTGGTTTGCAGCAGTTCTCATACTGCGTAAACTTAGAACATATGTATTACCAACTCCAACTATAGGAGCACCAAAACTTCTATTTACTTTAAGAGCAGCACCTGTATTATAAAGTATACCTTCATCTTTAATTATTTTTGTAGTTCTTGGTTTAACAGCATCTAACAATGTTGGTTTAGTAGTTCCAACTGCATAACCTTTAACATATGCTTTACCACTAGAAACATTGTATATCATTAAGTCATCAGAAGGAGTATCTCCCATTGGAGTTACTTGTCCTTCTTGGTAAAACCCTCTATTACCAATATTATCATTTAAGGATTCCCTTAAGGTGACATCAAATGGTTTTACATAATAGTTTCCAGATTCATCATAAGTCCTTTTGGCTAAAACATCTTCTAAATCATCATAAAATACACCACCATTTGGACCTACACCAAATCCTTGTCTAGGAGTAGACTTCAATACTCCTTCATTAATAATACCTAATTCAATAAAATTAGTATCATCTTCATCAGTTAAACTTTTTTTGAATAAAGTTAAAGATATTTTTAATCTATCTGCACCAGGAGCACTATAATTATTATATCCTTGAGAATTATCATTTAAAGTTTCATCTAAATCAGATGTAATTATTTCCTCATTAACAAAAAATCCAACTCTATAATTTGGATTATTAGAATATTGATCTAATATTAAAGTTCCTTCTTGGCATTGAATAAATTGTCCCCTAACAAAATATACACCTTCCTGAATAGAATAAGAAGATCCTGTTATTGCAGCATCCGCAGAAATAGTAGAACCAAATGGACTACCTGCAGTTATGGCAGTATTTCCTAATAAACCAGAAGTAATCGTAGTATTTGAAGATAATTCCTCACCATCAGCAAAGGTAACAGTAGAATTATTTGCAGTACTTGAAGATAGATAATTTACATATAATGTTAAATTACCATTTTCAGAATCTTGATCTAATAAAACTTTATTTACAACTGCAGTTACTCCTGAAGATTCTCCTGTTATTTTAGTACCAACTAGTTGATCTGCATAAGCAGCTACAGGAATATTTTGATATAAATTGTTTAACTGAACACCACGATAATCATTGTTATATGAAGTATTACCAGGTATTACCTTTGCACCATCCTTGAAAAAATGTTGACCAAACTTCTCAATTTGATTCTGCAGTATAGACTGAAGAGTTGTTAACTCTCTTGCCTGTACAGGATATCCAGGTTTAAATAATACCCGATAAAAATCATCAGCAGGGTTATAATCGTCAAAATATGGCGATACATCTAGATTGGTTTGCTGTGGCATGATTACTTAGAACTGCAAAATGACTTTGATATCTTCTTTTTGGTTAGCAGACCGTGTGATTGAAGGTCTGTTATCAACATATATTATATTTCCTGAATGCTGTTTAACTTCAGGAGACGCAAGACCATTATTAAAATATTGACCAAGGTAATATGTCTTATTATTTATTGAGGTACTTATACCAGTAAAAGTAGTATCAATACCTAAGTTTGAACCACTTGATGGAACAATAGTAGCACTTCCATTTCCAGATGGAGTACTAGTAAATTCTAATAATTCAAATCCCCAAGTAGGATTAGTTTGTGCAGTACCTACCGTATTAAATCCTGCAATTGTTCTATCTTGCCAATACTTTAAAACACCTGTTGTTTGATCATA